GTGCCTACAGAAATTGATGTCCAGACCAGCCCGGTGGAGCTGAGTAAACCTGAAAAATTAAATAAATTTCATGATGTAAGTGAGTTCGATTGCGGCGAGGCCACAATCAATGATTTCCTGCACAAGAAGGCAAGGAAGGCCCAAGAGAACAAGCATTCTGTTGTCTATGTCTCTTGCTTTAAGGGTACTAATATTGTGGCAGGGTATTACACGCTTTCGGCAGGATCGGTCGTGCGAGAGAATGTAATACCTAAAAGCTATCAGCGTAACTCGCCTACTGTCCACCCTGTGACTATTCTGGGGCGAATGGGGGTTACTGTAGCCGCACAAGGATACGGGTACTCAGTTGATCTGCTTCAAGATGCAATTCGCAGGTGTATTGTTGCGTCAGAAGATATTGCCATTTCAGCAATCCTTGTGCACCCGCTTAACGACCGCTTAGCTGACTTTTATGCGAAAGAGGCTGGTTTTCAGCGTTGCCCGGACCTGTCGCCACTTACAATGATGCTTTCACTTCGTCAGCTGAAGAATTTGGATGATGGTAACTTCTAGGTTTGTGGGGCAGATGTAAATGTCTACCCCACAAAGCTCAGCGAGACATACCAGCCCAGATGCTAGAAAGTTCGTTCGGAGACTCGTCGTCCATCCACTTGGCGTACACCTGTACTAGCATCGTGAAGTCTTTGTGGCCCATCTGCTTGGCTATGAACGCAAGGTTACCACGGGCTACTAAACACCAGCAGGCGTAGGTGTGTCTTGTTTGATACGGTCGGCGTGGGCGGATCTTTGCCCGGCGCTGAATGTTGTGCCACTTGGTATTCCAAGCGGTGGGTACGAACCATGTATTGATCTGCTTTCTGCGGGCTTGTACCAGTGGTGTCAGCAGTGGCGTGACGGTTTCCTGTACTGACTCATGGCGGTTTAGCTCAATCGCCAGCTTTTGAGGGGCTATGCCGTGCTTAATGCCCAGCAGCACCCGGCAGGCTTCAAGGGCTGGGGGGAAGAGCATAACCGTGCGCTTTTTCCCCGTTTTCGGCAGTTTGAACGTACCCGAGCTGGTGATTGACCGGTTCACATGGATCAGCCCGTTGGCCATATCCACATCCTCCCGTGCCAGTGCGCACAACTCCCCCGGCCTGAGGCCTGTGTACACCGCCAGCGTAATAGCAGCGTGGTCCATAGGGTGCAGGCACCCCTTATCCAGCAGCGCCTCAAACTCACTCTTGGTGAGTGGGTCTGGGTCTCTGTCTGTCATCGTGAAGCGTGTGCAAGCTTCAGCCAGGCCTTTGCGGCAGTAGCCGTTGCTCTCACACCAATTCAGGAAGCCCGCTAGTGTTGCCAGATAATGATTTGTCGTTGAGGTGGCGCGCCCTGCGATTAGCTCAACCCGCAGCTTCTGAATATCCTCTGGCAGTAAGATGCTGCCCAGTCTATTGCCGCCCAACAGGTCTACGCAGATATCCAACGCTGCAAAATAGCGACTCTGCGTCTCTGTGGTGATATCGACAGCCTTAAGCGGCTTGTAGCGCTCCAGCAACGCATGCAGGCGTTCATCCTTTGTATTGCTGAAATTTGTGGCATTACGCGAGTTAGGAAAGTGCCGACCGTAATCAAAGGTGCCGATCTTGATGTCATGCAATACGGCTGCCCGTAGCAGGGCAGCGTGCTTGATATTGGCTTTGGTCAGGGGGAGCCCGAGGGTTTCGCGGTAGCGGCGTCTGCGCCACATAAATACGACCCGGATGCTGTTGCCGTGAATCTCGATGCCGGGGTGTTTTGCCAGCTCGGCCTCCAGGCTCGCTTTTGCTTGTGTTGTGCTGCTCATTTACGTTGTGTTCTCCGTTGGCCTGTGGCGTCCTGCCAGGCCGCTATGCAGCCTCTTGTGGCGTGCTTTCTACCCAGCGATCTACTTCTTCAAGGTTGATGAAGATTCGCCCGTCCTTTGCTTTTCGCCACATGCGGCCTTGCGTCCACATGCCGTTTTTAACTTTGTGCTCGATAGCATTTACGGTGTAGCCGAAGAGTTCGGCGGCTTTGGGGATCAATACCCATCGTGGAGTGCTCATAAGGCTTCCTTTCGTTGTCAGTGATGGTTAAGGGATGCCGCCTGAGTGGTTTCAGCGGGCATATGAAGTCCGTTCACCTGATTTGCATCGGGCGAATCTCAAATGAGGTAATTGATTTGCTGCTCGCTGAGTGCCTGGTGCTTCAGGCGGCTTGTTGCAGAGCGTTGATGATGTTGCGTACTGGCTCAGGGCAAACGGCGTTGCCGAGCATGTGAACAGCCAGCCTGTGGTTGTCAGGGATTTTGTAAGTGTCGGGGAAGCTCATTGCCGCACGGCATTCAAAGCGGTTAAGCATGCGCATACGGTCACCGTCTACGATGGCCCAGCGATCTCGGGTGGTGATCGTGCCAATTGGGCGGTTCAGGCTACGGCCGGTAAGCCCCGATCCGCTGCCGTAGTAGGGCATGATGAATCTGTCTCCAAACTGACGTCGCCCACTCGCAATCCTGCGCAGCGTTGCTGCTGAGCGGCCAGGCTTCTCAATGGGTGACCACTTATTGCTGTTGCTGAGGTCGATAAAGGTGCTGGCAGGGATGTGTGGCTGCGTTTGCAGCCGCAGCATCAACGGGGCTTTGGACTTAGCCAGTACAAGAAACATACGCACCCGATTTTGTGGGGCTCCGTGGTCGGCTGCGTCGATTATGTGCGGCGCTACTGAGTAACCCAGTGCATTCATAGCCGCTTCCCATGGATGGTAAAGCTGCCAACCAAGAAACTCAGGCACATTTTCCACAAGGATAAATTCTGGCCGGTGGTACTCGGCTGCCGATACAACCGCCCAGGCGGTTGACCGGCTGGCGTCGTGCTGAGGGTTGCCGTGAGTCTTGCCTCTGGCTCGGCTGTGGCCTTGGCAGCACGGGCTGGCCAGCATCAAGTCATGAGCGGGAACCATAGACCAGTCAGCCTGATGAAGGTCTTGGCAAAGGTGTTGCGCTCCGGGGTGGTTAAGTTGGTGCCAGTGCACGGCATCGGGCCAATGGTTTGCGGCCCATACAACTTCTACGCCCGCACGTGTTGCGCCAGTACTGAAACCGCCAGTACCGGCAAAAAGGTCAATTGCTTTCATGGTTTTCCAGAAGTATCTGCACATACAAACAGGTCGTGCTATGGCCCGTATCTGTGTAGATTGGGGTGTCAATGCTGAAATAGGTTAAGGAGGTTCTATGGAAAAGCTTTTGGATGAACTTACTCGAAGAGATTTGGGTTGGGTTCATGATGTCTGGGTTCAGATCGGACAGATCAATGATCCTGGGGTGACAGTATTTTTCAAACTTATAGTTATACTTAGTGATGCTAAGGACGAGAGACCAAGAGATCCTGACCACGTCCTTAGCATCACTCTACCCCGCGAGGATGAGGGAGATCTGAATAAGATCAAAGACGCTCTTTTAAATAATCCGTCGCTTAAGCACGCCCATGATTACATCAGAAATCACGGTTGGTACCGGGCAACAGCAGAAGTATTTCCTTAGTAGTAACCTCATGATCCATCTGTAAGGTGAATGTATTTCTGGTTGGGCGTAATTCACCCTCCAATACTTGCTGAAGCCTCCGGACATCTTTGACCGTTTGCCGGAATCCTAGGACTTTGTCGGTGTCGGTGTCGGTGTCGGTGTCGGTGTCGGTGTCGGTGTCGAGGATGCGGATCATGACTCTGCCGGAGGCATGGAGTGGGTGGCGCGAGGGTTGTAGAGACTATGGGGAGCTTCATCAGTTTTAGATAAATACAAGCTAAACTGACTTGCCGGACTCAAGAATTTTAGGATGTTCATACAGTTCCCTCTGGATGTGGGTTGATCTAGTCGCTTGTAAGCTAAGGCTCAGAAAAAATTGCGGTTCAAATGTCGCTATTCTTTAGTCTGTCTTGAGATGTTTAACGATGGCGGTGCCTGATGGTTGAAGTGGATGCAAAGGGTAACCCTGTAGACAAAGTTTGCAGATACTGTAAGCAACTGTTCACTGCTAAAGCACTTAGGAAACACTTGCATATATGTACAGGGCCAGTTGGTGCTCGGGTGTGTGATCTTAGTGGCGCAGCGAGAGCTCATCGGTTGCGAATGCTGTTCGGTCCTAAAAAGAAAAAAGCGAAGAAACGTAGCGTTTTCACAGTCAATGGCGGTGCATACGGCTTGGGCAAAAGCAGAAAGCACTGAGTTGCTCTGATGATTCATTTACTGTCAAACCAGTAGCTGAAAGGATTGCATGATGTTCATGTGGTTTTCATCTGGTTTAAATCGCATGGGTCAGGCATCAGGCGCAGGTGACCAAACCCTGGCCGTGAGGCCAGCCCTGATGCCTGCCGGTGCGATTTAGTTGTTGTGGTTGGGTAGCTGGCAGCATGTGCGTCAGGCTGTAAGCAAGAACTCGGGGCGGGTGATGCGGACTTGTTGCAGTGTTCGCGGGCGCTCCGGGCGGCGGATGGGTTGGGCTTCGGTTGTGTGGCCGGTGTTTAGCATCATGACCAGGGCAAGTGGGGTGATGATGCCGCGGCGGAAGGCCTCTACAATTACACCGCGCATTGTGTGTTGCATGCCCATTTTGAAGCGCACACGGTCTGCGCGTTTTTTGATTGTGTCTGGCGCTACGCGCTGTTCTCGGGCCAGTTCTTTGTAGGTTTTATCGGCTGCTGTACCTGCCAGCAGTTCGGCTTCCTTTCTTGTCAGGCCACGCAGGGCGATCCTGAAGCCGTGGCTTTCGATTACTTCACTCATGTTCTCGCTCTGGGGTGGTGTCTTCCCGGATGCCACTGTTGCCAATGGCATCGAGGAAAACGGTGCTTTCCATTACCGCCGAAAGGGGGCGGGGCGCATTGCTTGCCGGGTCGTTCGCACGGTTAAGGCGTTTAGCCTTCGGGCAGCCGTTCTGGTTTTTCCAGACGTGGGCAGTCGCGCTGGACTGTCTGCTCGCCGGTAGCTGGTAGAGGCAATGCGGTCTGTTTGGTGTTGCATGTTTTTTTAAAGAGCGATGAGCGTGTGTGCCGATCTAAATATAGGTACACCTGTTTATTTGGTCAATAGGCATTCCTATATTTTGTTATCTAAGCCACCGTATCGGCGTTGGGAGAGCTAATATGCAGCTGACTAAATCTACGGATTAAGTAGCTTCAAGAGGGCTGGGGTGGTCTAAATGACGAGCTTAATCTAGGCAAAAAAAAGCCCGCGCTAGGCGGGCTTTGTGTGGGGGGACTAGGCAACTTTTTTCCACCAATCGATGGTTAGATTAGCTAGTACGTCGCTCGAGGGTGCCTCAATGATATCGATGCCTGAGCGCTGGTAGCGGTCGAGTAGTCGACGCGTTATGTCTTGGTGTTTGGTGAATTCGGTACGACTCATGCCACTGCTTTCTTGTGGCATCAATACTGACATTGAGGATCGTTCGCGGTCAGAGTTACTAGCTACAAGCAGTAGATCCGAAGCTGCTTGCAGTAAATTATTTTCGACCACAATCGGGCTCTTGTACCAAGCGGAGACAATTGCACCTGCCGCATGCTCGTTCAAGAGAGGTACATCAACATCGATAGTCGCTCTGTTGTTCAGCTTCAGCCGATAGGGCTCGTTACAGATTATGTGATCAGCTTCAAGTGCCATTTTCTCGCGCATGATCTCAAACAAAGTTTCACGCACTTTGTGGTTGGATTTATAGCGAAAATTATTGTTGCGATGCTTGTCTATCGGCACGCCAAGAGTGACAACGTCGAGGAAGAACTCATCCACAACACTTTCAGGGTTAACACCAGAGGCGTATAGAGGTTCACCCAAGCGTATGGTGTCACTCAGCTCATCGGGAAGGTCGGAGTGGTGTCGGCGTATAGTTTCCTCAATATCCAGCATCAGGTGATGGAGACTATCGTGATCTATACGCTGTCCATACAAGCATTTGATGCGCTCAAAGCTGTCAAGCATCCGGACTTCAACCTTGTCGGAGTACTTGAACAATACGCCTACATTAAGGTATTCCCCTGTATCCTCATCAAGGCACGCGCTAATAGTTCGCCAGTTCCCGTTTACCCCGGTCTGATCGGGCGCGCTGAGTCGTTTTCGTAAACTAGCTAGATTACTCATATGACCATGCCGATTGATTTAGCGTATGCCGATGGTGTGTGCCGCGACTGCAGCAGCAGGATGATAGCGTCAGTATCCAGAGTGTCGAAAAACTCTACAAGTACAGCTCTAGCAGCAGCCTCTCCCCGTTCCCTGAAGCTAACTGCGAACGAATTGTATGCCATGAGCATCTCGCTTTTCCTGGGCAGGCTGTCTGTCCATTTGGGTTCATGGGCATCAATGAAGTTCCGTAAGCGATTAGCTGGTGTGTAGCTTGATCCTGTTGAACCCAAATACCCAGGTTGCCAGTTAGGGTAGATGAGGATGCGACCGTGGTCGATCAGCGTAAGCTCAGGACTGCTGGCAAGCAAATTACCTGGATGGCGGTCAGAGTTGAATAGCCAGTCATCAAAGGCGATAACTTTCGGAATATCAGGTGCGTTGATAAGTTGATGGACCAAGCGTTTGAGACGGCGTTGCTGCAGAAAATCTAGCCTGATACCGCTCATGTGCTTTTGCACGAGGTTCGGATGGTTCATATCTTGACTGAACCAGCATAAATAGTTTTCTTGCAGTTGGCCCTGACCTAAATCTCTTAGAGCTTCAAGCGTAGGCTGCGGAATCTGAGCGGGGGTCAAAAGGATGATTCCAGCCACGGTCGCCACCTTAAACCCGCAGGCTTGGGCTAAAACGTAACCAAGTGACTCATTGATGATCTCTCGATTGTCGACCCGCCTGAGTGTTCTAGGGCAATCGATTTGGTCGGGTAAAGGCTTAACGTAACAGCGCACGCTTTCGCCATCTACTCTGATTTTTGCGCGGAACAATGGACTTATTCCGCTAACCTTTGGTGCGCTCAGCACCCCTGAAAATGCATCACCGCTTAAAATGTGAATCATATTTCTGCAGCTTTTCCTAGGGTGCTGGCGGATTCATGCATGAAGCCTTATCGCCGTTATTGTTTTGCTGGTGAGTTTAGATCGACACGTACCTGCTAGCCTTAACGATAGCTCCGACAACATGAATTCTATCGATTTGACTCAAAAGCATAGTGATAGGGGCATGAGCCTCATTGACGCTCAGCAGTCTCACTTCCCCATCGCGGCAGTACATGAAAACTTTAATCATTGACTGGCCGTCTAGGGTCTTAACTAGTACCTCATCACCAGCCACATAGCCCTTATTTGGCTCTATTAGTACGTATTCCCCGCTTCGTATGCGAGGTTCCATGCTGTCACCAACGACTTTGAGTGCGTAAGCGTTTGGGTCGTTGCTATAAATCTGCACATAGCCATCTCCGTGGCCAACCGGAAAGTCCAAAGCTTCAAAATAGCCATTAGAACCGAGCTGGGCCATCCCTACCACAGGCACTATTCCCTCCTTGATCGGTACAGGCTCTCCCTCTACGTTGCCGTTCACGGCTTGTTGTGCTGGTGGTGAATGAAGGTTGGTCATTTCACCGATCCCTGTTTCAAGCCAGATGGCGCTAACACCGCAATGCATAGCTATAGATGCATTGAAAGAGGACGAGGCAGACTTCTCTGTTTCTAAGTCAGAAATAGAGGTCTGGGTGATTCCGACCTTCTTGGCCAGTTCGCCCTGTGTAAGTTTGGCATGCTTGCGAGCAGCCTTAAGTCGTTTTGCGTAGCTCATAGTCCACTTTTATATAGGTGAGCCTATATTCTTGCAAACAGGTATTCCTATATGTATCTTTATAGGAAATCCTATTTTCTGGTGATTTGATGAATATATATGTGCGGCTAGTCCTCCATTTTGAAGACCAAGAGAAAACGGCGGTTGCACTTGGCGTTAAGCAGGGGACCGTTTCTGGATGGGTCACAGGGCGGCATGGAATGAGCGCCGTAACTGCTCTTCTCGCTGAAAAAATTACGAGAGGGCAATTCAAGGCTTCGGATCTCTGTCCAGCCTTATCCAGGGCAACTGAAGCCATCCAGCCATGAATTACATGCTAGTAGCCGGATGAAAGTGAAAACAGCCCTACAGCGAGGCTGGTAATTCATACAGCTGTAGAGCAGATGGACAGAACACCTTAATGGAGGTGGCTAGTGATTGTTGACGCGATATTGATAGGCGCAGGGGCATTTGGTGTTGCTGGTTTCTGCTTTTTAGTCGGTGTGATTGTGGGGGCTACTACAGGCCAGGAGGGCGCGACGACCTTTCCGGTCACGCATGTGAGCTTCGACAGGACGGTCACAGATGAACAGCGCTTGGCCTTTCTTGAAAAGGCAGCAGAGGCCGTCAGGTCTGGATGTTTAAGCCAGGCCAAGCAGCTTAGTGATGATTCCGCCCGCGATGAGGAGAAGTAGCCATATGACTGCGTCGTTCAACTTCGGCTTATGTTTTTCCCAACCCATCCTTTGCAGGCTTGGTCACAGCCTTGGAGGTGCCTTATGAAACGCCCATCCTTTCAGTTTTACCCCGCCGATTGGCGCAACAACGCAAAGCTCAGGCGTTGCAGTTGGGCTGCGCGTGGGGTGTGGATCGAGCTGCTGGGTTTACTGCACGACAGCGATGATTATGGCCTGCTGCGTTGGCCTTTGCGGCAGATTGCACAGGCACTTGGTTGCCCGCTGAAGTTGCTCAATGAGCTGGTGGAGTGCGGGGTGCTTTATGGCACGGAAAAGGGCACTTGTGAGGCGCTGGTTTTCACGCCGCGCAGTGGCCGTAAAAGCGGTGACCCGGTTGTGTTGGTGGCCGAGCAGGCCGGGCCTGTGTGGTTTAGCCCGCGTATGGTGAGGGATGAATATGTGCGCAATGTGCGGGGCATAGGTACGCGCTTTAGTGAGGGGGCAAACCCTTCACCAAAGGGGGGCATTGGTGAAGGCTTGGATACTGCACCCAGCCAGCGGCAAGGTGACGGCTCTACATCTTCTTCTTCATCTACTATTACTACTACAGCACCTACCGGTGCTTCCGTAGAAGCGCGGCAGCGGTTTGAGATGCACCTGGAGTGGCAGCCGGATGACGTGAGCCTGCGGGCGCAGTTCAAAGCGCTGGGGGTTAGCCCGGAGCAGCTGACAGGGGACGTGCTGGCAGAGTTCCGGGCGTTTTGGGTGACCAAGTCGGTTGCTGACAGCCAGGGTGGTTGGTGCCACCGGTTGGTGAAGTGGCTGAAGGGGCAAACCTCCCGCAAGGCCGCTGCCGGAGCGGCTGTGGGGGATGACTGGGCTGCACAGGGGGTGACGTTGTGAACGGGCCTCTGCATGTGAACAGCATTGCTCAGCAGGTGGCTAAGAGCGGGGCGCAGTCAGTGCCAGCGGTTGCCAAGGTGGTGGCGGTTGATCCGCAGACGAAGGCTGTCGTTGATGATCTTTTTGAGCGCCTGAAGGCGCACTTTCCTGCATGGCGGCAGGCGTGGCCGTCTGAGCTTGAGTTGCACGCGGCCAAGCGTGAGTGGCTGGCGGAATTTATGCGGGCGGGTATTCGTTCGCTGGAGCAGATTCAGGCAGGGCTGCGCTTCGCAGCTCGCCATCCGAGTGCTTGGGTACCGGCTCCGGGCATGTTTGTGGATTGGTGCTTTTCGCCGGAAGCGTTCGGTTTGCCGGGGCTGGAGAAGGCTTACCGGATTGCCATGCGCAATACCCATCCTGCACAGGCGGGGATTGCCCGCTGGCCGCACCCTGCGGTGTATCACGCGGCTGTCGCGGCGGGTTATCTCAACCTGCAACGCCTTGAGCGCAAGGTGAGCATGGAGCTGTTCAAGCGCAAGTACCTGGAGCAGTGCAGGCGTATCGGGCAGGGGGAAGAGTTGCCTCCGGCTCCGGTGGCCGAGTTGCCTGCGCCAATGGGCCGTGGCTCTGCGGTGGTGGCGGCTAGGGCTCTGGCTGAGATTCGCGCTTGTATCGGTGGTATTCGCAGTGGCCGTTGAGCCATTGGGGCTGGCCACTCCGAAGTGGAAGCCAAAGCTGAATCGGGATGGTGTGGTGGTGCCGCAGTGCTGGGTGACGGATTCCGGTTACACGGTGGCTAGGGTCTTTCTCCCTGAGCCGGTGTTGATGATTACCCGACCCGGTGGTGCTGAGGCTTTTGCCTACACGCCGGATGCCGGTGAAGCCTGCGCGTTGATCGTGGCTGATTTGGAGGCCTGTGTGGCCAAGGATGGGGTTGAGTGAGTGGGCGTAAGGCAGCAGGGGCGCTGCGTACCGTTGGGGATGTGGTGGTGTGGTGGCTGGCTCGGGTTGAGCAGAACCGGGCTACGTCTGAGAGTTACAAGCGCAGTACGCGTTCGATGGTGAGAAAGAACATCGTGCCTGCCGTGGGCAAGGTGCTGGTGACCAAGCTGGACCGACGCGTGCTGGATGAAAAGCTGGTGTGGCCGATGGTGCAGGACGGCAAGAAGGCGGGCACTTTGCAGAAGGCTTTTCAGGCTCTGCGGCAGGCGTTTTTGTTGGCTGAGCAGACTGGGCGGATCAAGGCCAACCCAATGGCTTCGATCAGTTACAAGAGTTTTGATCGCGGGCGGATCAAGAGTAAACCGGCGCGGCTTTCCCGCGTTGATCTGCCAGAGCTGGTTCAGCACTTGTCCGCTGCCTTCGACCGTGACCCGGTGGCTGGTCTGCTGCCGTTGATGATGCTGGCTCACGGTACGCGTCTGAGTGAGACGCTGCAGAGTGAGTGGCGGCATGTGTCTCTGATTGAGCGCCTGTGGGTGCTACCTGAGTTGAATAACAAATCCCGTCGCCAGCATACGTTGCCGCTGACGCCGCAGGTTATTGCGCTGTTGGCGCGGTACCGGCAGGCCTTGCCGGATGCTCGATGCAGTGTGGGCTGGGTGTTCCCGGTGCGGGGTGGGGCTCACCTGTCGGCCACCTCGGCCAGTGCGATGTTCCGCGCTATCTCCGGTGGCAGGTGGTCGAGCCATGATCTGCGCAAGTTGATGCGTGACTGCCTGGCTGACCTTGGGGTGGATTACTTCATCGGTGAACGGCTGATCAACCACACCCTTGGCAAGACTGCCGAAACCTATCTGACCCGCGATGTGATGGACCGTTGCCGGGAGGCGCTTGAGCGCTGGCATGCACGGTTGGATGAGTGCGGGTTTTCTCTGGCGCATGGGCTGAATAGCGCTGCTCCTGCACTTTCACAAGTTCCCGCTAATGCAGGCGCGGTGCGGGCTGCTGGCTAATCCTGTGTTTTCACGGGGAGAGGATGAAGTTTCATCCAAGCGCGGACAAACAGAGCGCCCTGGTGCGCATAACGATTGGCGAATAGAGGGGCTCAGGTATGAAGAAACGCGAATTTTTGAACAAGCCGTTGGGTGATACGGAGTGGTTGTTGGAGCAGTGGGGCTGGTGGCGCATGGATGGTTCAGGCGTGCCGCGTTATGTGTCGCCGCTGCATGCGCTGATCCGCGATAACACGAACTATCAGGGCGGGCCTAAGCAGTATTCGATTCTGGATGACACGGCACTGTTTATTGACGGCGCGGTGGCTCGGCTGAGTGCACGGGATCAGCAGATGGGGGATTTCATCTGGCTGTACTTCGGGGCCAAGTGGCCTGCGTTGCGTATCGCACGTGATAACGGAATGGGTGAGGCCAAGGCGCGGGAGATCATAAAGGCCGGTGTGGCGTGGATTGATTGCGCGCTGGAAGGGCTAAGAGAGGCCGCGTGAAAATAGTTCTTTCCACGCGGATAAAGAGTTGGTTTTATGGCACCGTGTCCAGCACAACAGCGTATGACACATGATTTTAAAACCCCGGCAGGTGCTGGGGTTTTTTATTGTCGATCACTCAGCAGGCTATGGCCATATTCACCTTGTTGAAGATGATTACAGGCTAGACTGAGCAGTAGATAGTCCTATTTTAGGGAGTAGTCTTGAGCTGGTCGGATGACCAGTGTCGACCGAGACACAAACAAGCATTACCTTATTCAAGTTAATCAATGCTTGGGAAAAGCTATGCAGCCGCGTCCAAAGTCAATCGCAAATGAGATTGCTGACCAAAGATCACTGCTTTGGCAAAACATGACGCAGACACATCATGTTGACGAGGTCGCTATAAAGCGGCTTCAGAATCGCATTAGTGCACTTCTGAAAAACGAGGATATAGACAGCATTACTCGAGCGATGTTTAACCACGAGCTTTCATATCTATATACCTATCAGGGAAAGATGGACGACGCGATGCGTCACTTCGACAGGACTCAAGGAGTATTGCCAGAAAATGCAATGCACCTGTCGAAAGGGCATTTGTTATGGATGAGTGGAGATTTGCTTCGGAGTCGGGAGGCACTGGAAGCAATCGATCTTGGCCAGGGTGATGACCAACTGTTCCGGACTCTCGTTGGCTGCTGTACTTCGGTTGGCATGATTAGCCAGGCGGGGGAGTGCTTAAAGCGCACGTCAATTAAGGGCAGGCTTGAAGACCATTTCATTGAAGCCTCTGTAAAAATCATTACAGATTTAGGCGTCGATGATTGGGAAGTAACAGCACGATTGCAGACAGCCTCCAATATTATTAGGAAGGCCACCAGTCACCCATTTATGGCATACGATATTTTTGCGGATGGAGATGAAGGGATTTTTTTCCAGTTCATTGTAGATGGTAGTGCCCAGGAGCTAGTTGCCTTGGACCACAAGGTGGTAGAAGCTCTCGTCGATAACCATAGCGGAGAACTCGACTCGATGCTTTCTATTGGTATAAAGCCATTTGAACCAAGTGAGTTCGATGTTTCATATGGGCCATACCATGCCAGTGTGTAACGATGAAATCATGGAACTGTCCGAGCAGCTTCTGGAGCTTGGGGCGAGTGAGGCAGTTATTCGTGCATCTATTGGTAGGAGCTACTACGCGCTCTACCACGAGGCTCTGCGCGTTGCGACGGAAATGGGGCTGCCAGAACAAAAAGTGAGAGGCGGCACTCACGAGGCCTTGATCTCCAGATATGAATCACAAGGCAAGCGTTTGGCGGTAATCGCTAGGCTCATAAGGCGCTGTAAATTGCTACGAGTTAAGGCTGACTATCACCTCGACGTAGAAATGACACCAAAGGAAGCCTTGGTCCATATCCTCCAATGCAAGGAAATCGTGGCTGATATCCGCAACATTACAATCAAAAGCGTAAAGCCTTAGACGTAAACCTAATGCTCGGTTTTTCTCTCCCGAACATCCAGAACGGCATCAACATCCTCGCCTAAGGGCGGGTTGGTGCGTGCATTGTGCTGGATTCAAATACACCACCTGGCAACGCTAGGGGTGATCACGAAATATTTTGGCGTTTAAATTATGTCAGAGCCAGGCCCGCTTACAGCCGCTGGCGGTATTGCGCTATACAAGCTTGGCGCATTCGGCGTGATGGCGATCCTAGCTGCCGTAGTTGTTATGGTTATGACACTACCTAAAAGTCCGCGTGAGTTTACAGTCGCACTTATCAGTACTCTGGTCGGCAGCCTTGGTGGCGGTGCGTTTGTGGTGCGCTGGTTTGAGATATCGCACTGGGCACAAGATGATGCTGGGATGATCGCTATCGGCGGTGTGATCTTTGTGTGCGGATTGCCCGCATGGCTGATCGTTCGGGCATTGTTTGCCTGGAGTGAGGCAAAGAAAGACCGGCCCATTACCGAGATTGTTGATGCGGTTCTGGAGGCGAGAAAGAAGAGTGGGTTGTGAATGTGCCGCAGGTTAGTGCGGCACGTTTTGCTTACTTAACTACCAATGCTTCTTGGATCTGATCAGCATACTTGGAGAGTCGGTTTAGTTCTTCGTCCAGTTGTGTGCCATTTACCGGCGATGATGCAACACGGGCAGCAATTAGTTCCAATGCTGCTGCAACAGCAATGCTTCTTTTTCGTTCTGCGCTTGCGTTTGGATAGTTTGAGCTTGTAAAGCCTGCAAGCGCCTGTATCACTTCACTCATCATTCACACTCCTGTTATGTAGTTGAGCTATTGCAGATTGGGGCAAATGGCCATTAATCAAGTGCCCCAAATTATGATGTATTCGATGCTAGGGCCTATCAGTTGTAGACGTCGGACTAGTCCGTGCCAGAAGTTTCCTACAGCCTATTGGCTTAGCTTGAACTAGGTTGTCTGCATCACAAACGTATGCGGATACGACAATGGATGAGCATGCCCCTCCAGTGCTTGAGCTACTGCTCAAAGAACAGCGCAGAACGAACCAGTTGCTGATTGCTTTACTCACTACGTTAAGTGAAGAGCAGGAGCTGGTTGATATTCCAGATCAGTTAGTCACTCCTGAGGTGCATGAGGCGTGCGCCGTTAAGGCTGACGTGTCTTGATGCATCGGCAATCAGGTGGCCTGGATTTCTCTTGATGGAGTGTGGCGTGGCCAGGCTAAAGACTTTGCGGCCCCGCTTGGTGTTGCAAAGCAACCGGCTGACAGTGGCTGCCGAACCGTCTTGGCGTAGCGGCAAAACATCGACCCAGCGTGGTTATGGCTACCGTTGGCAGCAGGCGCGGGAGCGCTATCTGCTGGATAACCCTTTGTGTGTTTACTGTGCCCGTAAGGGGATGACCACGGCAGCCAGTGTGGTGGACCACATTGTTGCTCACCAAGGCAACCCGGATTTGTTCTGGAATCAAGCCAACTGGCAGGCACTGTGTAAGCCCTGCCATGACTCAGAGAAGCAGCGCGAAGAAGCTGCAGCAGGCCAGCGAGGCCGTTAGGGGTAGGGGGGATCAATTTATGGAGTTGGCCCTTTTGCTAGACCGCACCCGATCCCACGTAGACATTTTTCACCCCCCTTAAGGTTTTTTGTTAATGGCGTTAACCGACAAGCAGCGACGGTTTGTTGACGCTAAGGCTCAGGGTGCGTCTAACCGAGAGGCAGCCGAAGCCGCTGGTTACGCGGCTTCAAGTGCTGCAGTGGCCGGTTCGCGATTGGCCAAAAATCCCGAAGTTATCGCCGAACTTGAGATGTTAATGAGTCGGCGAAATGTTAATGCCAAGACGCCTCAGTTAACGCTTGGTGATGACGATGGCGGCATTGATGGTGACGGTGAGTTTCTGGATTGCCTGCCGGTTACTGAAGATCCCCTTGAGTGGCTGATTGCTCTGATGAATGAGCCACGGGCCAAGGTGTTTGATCGCCGGAATGCGGCTCAGACGGTTGTGCCGTATGTGCATGGCAAAAAGGGCGAAGTCGGTAAGAAGGAACTCAAGGCCGAGGCTGCGAAGGCAGCGAGTAAAGGCAAATTCTCAGCAGGCAAGCCGCCGCTCAGTGTCGTTAAAGGTTAAGTCATGCTCTGGACTACATCGTGCCCGGACTGGTGGAAACGCTTGTCTGCCGGGGAGTCGATTATTCCTGAGCCGTTGTTCCCCTCTGAGGCTGAGGAAGGGCTTGAGGTCTTCCGGGCTTTAAAGATCGTTGATGCGCCGGGCTGCCCGACCATTGAGTCGGCGTGTGCGCCTTGGGTGCTGGCGTTCGCCGGGGCGATCTTTGGCAGTTACAACAGTGAGACGGGCCAGCGGCTGATCACTGAGTACTTTCTGTGTATTCCTAAGAAGAACTCTAAATCGACGATTGCCGCTGCAATCATGCTGACGGCGCTGATCCGCAATTGGCGACTGGAAGCTGAGTTCATCATTCTGGCGCCTACCAAAGAGATTGCAGACAACAGCTTCAAACCTGCGGCAGCGATGGTGAAGCATGACGAAGAGCTCTCAGACCTGCTGCATGTACAGCCGCACCTGCGGCTGATTACGCACCGTGAGACGGGGGCCACGCTGAAGGTCGTGGCCGCTGACAGTGATGTGGTCGGTGGTAAGAAGGCTGTCGGTGTGCTGATCGACGAAGCCTGGCTGTTCGGTAAGAACCCCAAAGCGCCGGACATGATCCGAGAGGCTACGGGTGGTCTGCTGTCGCGTCCTGAAGGTTTCATCATCTGGCTGACAACGCAGTCGAACGAGCCGCCTGCAGGTGTGTTCAAGTCGAAGCTGACGTATGCCCGTGGTGTGCGTGACGGGCGGATTGAGGACAACCGGTTTCTGCCAGTTGTTTATGAGTTCCCCAGGGAGATGGTGGACAGCGGCGAAGCCCGCAAGCCGGAGAACTTCCATCTGGTTAACCCGAACATGGGTTACTCGGTGGACCGGCCAACGCTTGAGCGCCTGTTTATGCAGGCCGAGCTGGACGGTGAGGCTGAGGTACGCGGCTTTCTGGCCAAGTTCCTGAATATCGAAATTGGCCTGGCGCTGATGTCAGACAGCTGGGTTGGGGCTTCCTTTTGGGAGCCTCAGGCCATGGCAGGGCTGTCGCTTGATGAGGTGATCGAACGCAGTGAAGTAGTCGTCGCCGGTGTTGATGGCGGCGGATTGGATGACCTGCTGGGCCTCGCCATTATCGGGCGGGAGCGTGGCGGGCGCCGCTGGTTTCACTGGGCGCACGCATGGGCGCACCCGTCTGTATTGGAGCGGCGCAAGTCTGAGGCACCAAGGCTTCATGACCTGGCCGCCAGCGGTGACCTTACGCTGGTGGAAAGGATCGGTGATGACGTCACCGAGCTGGCGGCTTATGTCGCGCTGGTCAATGAGGCTGGGCTGCTTGACCGGGTAGGGCTGGACCCTGCCGGGATCGGGGCGGTGCTGGATGCTCTGCTGGATGCGGGCATTACCGAAGAACAGACCATTGGTATCTCCCAAGGCTGGAAGCTGACCGGGGCAATCAAAACCACTGAGCGAAAGCTGGCCGAAGGCGTGCTGATGCATTGCGGCCAGCCGCTTATGGCGTGGGCCTGCGGCAACGCCAAGGGCGTGCCATCGGCAAACGCCTTTCTGATCACGAAGCAAGCATCCGGCACGGCGAAGATCGACCCGCTGATGGCCACCTTTAACGCTGTGTCGCTGTTGTGCCTCAATCCGGAGGCGCGGGGCGGTATGGATAGCTACCTCGAAAACGGTTTCTTTGGACTCATAGGCTGAGCATGGCATCTCGTTGGTATAACCCGCGCACGTGGCGGTTCTTCGGATACACCGATACGGACACCGGCAACTATGTCGAGATGGACATGGAGGTGGGCGGTAAGAGCACCAAGGCCGGGGTGCGGGTGACGACTAAGACGGCTCTGTCGATCAGCATGGTCTGGTCGTGCGTGAAGATCCTTTCTGAGTCGCTGGCAGGCTTGCCGTTGAAACTTTACGAGGACTCGGACGGTACGGCTTTTCGCAAGATGGTGCCGCGAACTGACCGGGCGCAGAAGCTGCTGCGCAAGCCTAACCCGTTTATGACGCGGCTGAACTTTCTGAAGTTCGTGGTCGTGAACATGGCGCTGCGGGGCAATGCATTTGCGCTGATTGAGCGCAACCGCAACGGCGAGCCTATTGGCCTGGTCCCGTTGCCGTTGGATACGGTCATCATCGATACCGACGATGACCTGTTGTACTGGGTGCAGCCGAGTGGCGCTGAGGCGTTTCCGGTTTCCCCGGAGAACATGCTGCATTTCAAGCTGTTCAGCCTAGACGGCATCGTCGGGCTGTCGCCTATCGAGTACCAAGCGGAAACCATGGGGCTGGCCAAGGCTGGTCAGCAGTGGTCGGCCCGGTTTATGCGCAAGGGCGGCTTCACTGGTGGTTACGTCGTTTACAAGGACTTTCTGACCGAGAAGCAGCATACACAGGTGCTGTCACGCTTCCCGGATGTACGCCGGGGCGATACCGACGACATCGGCAAGATGGCTGTGCTGCAAGGCGGGCCGACGATTGTCCCGGCTGGTATCAGCCAGAGGGACGCGCAGTTTATTGAATCCCAGCAGTTTCAGGAGGAGGCCTTGGCGGGCATCTACGGGGTGCCGCTGTGGCTGGCAAACCGTGCCGGTAAGACTTCGATCATGGGTTCAAACCTTGAGCAGCAGCTGACCGGGTACGTCACCTTCGGGCTTAAGCCTTACATCGACGTGGTTGAAGACGAGCTCAACGACAAGCTGTTCGGCAACTCTCCGCGATTTGTTGAGTTTGTGGTGGAGGGCTTGCTGCGGGCGGACAGCGCCGGGCGTGCTGCCTACTACACCGCTGCCCTCGGTGGCTCTGGTGGTTCGGGCTGGCTGTCGATCAATCAGGTTCGGATCAAAGAGAACGAACCGCCCCTCGACGATGAGAAATACAACGAAGTAACCCGCTGGGAGATGAAAACCAATGTTCAGCAAACTTGATTGCCCGTTTGAGGTGAAAGCCGCAGATGAGGCGGGCAACTTCGAGGGTTATGCCGCTGTGTTCGATAACGTCGATCTGGGCGATGACGTGATCCTCAAGGGGGCCTTCACCAAGGTTAAAACAGCTCGCAACGGGCGCTTGAAGCTTGCCCTGTACCACGACCTTGAGCGGCTTGTGGGTACATCTGAGTTTAGGCAGGACGACCACGGTTTGTACTTGAAGGGGCGGGTCAATCTCGCTGTCAGCTATGCCCGTGACGCCTACGAACTGCTGAAGGATGGAGCGCTGGACAGCATGTCCATCGGGTTCAACACGCTGGAGGCGGACTATCAGCAACGAGCTGGTCGCAATGTGCGTGTCATCAAGTCTGCCGAACTCTGGGAGGCGTCGTTCGTTCCCTTCGGCATGAACACTGAGGCTGAGGTGCTCAGTGTGAAGTCGGACATCCGGCTTTTTGAAAACGCCCTGCGTGAGCGCATGGGCTTTTCGCGTAAGGAAGCGGCGGCTGTCGCTTCGCTCGGCTATCCCGCGCTGCGCCGTGACGGCGGCAGTGAGGCCACGGAGATCGTGGAAGAGCTGAAACACATTTCCACGTTATTCGCGCAAACATTTGGAGCAACGCTATGAGCGAAGTGAAGGAACTTAAAGATTCTCTGGAGCTGCAACTGAAGCAAGGCTTCCAGGGCTTACAGGCCAAGTATGACTCGGCCATTGCTGAGGTAGAGAAGGGCAACACGGTTGCCACTGAGCTGAAAAAGGAAATCCAGACTCAGAAGGATGAGCTGCAGAAGGTCATTGATCAGGTGCAGGATCTGGAGCAGAAGGGTGTGAAGCTGCGCGGCGCTCCGGGTGAGGCCAAGTCGTTTATTGACCTGGTCAAGTCCAATGACAGTTACAAGAACCTGCAGCAAAAAGCAGCTAACCGTGCCGAGATCGAGGTGCTGAAATCCGATCTTGCGAGCATGAAGGAAACCAAGGTGAACAGCGCCGGGATTGTGGTTCCTAACTACGATCCGACGATTCAGCCGGGCATCCGTCAGGAGCTGCGTATTCGTGACCTGCTCACCACTATCCCGGTTAGTGGGCAGAGCTACAGCTACTTCCGCGAGCTGCTGCACAGCCAAGGCGCGAGCACGGTAGCTGAAGGAGCACTGAAGCCCAGCAGTAACGTGACGTTTGAAACAGTCACCGACCGAATCAAAAAGATCGCGGTGTGGATGCCGGTCACGGATGAGGCTCTGGACGATGTGCCGCAAATGCAGGGCTACATTCAGGAGCTGCTGCGCTATGACCTCAAACTGGAGGAAGAGGCGCAGATCCTGAAAGGCGATGGCACCGGGGAAAACCTGTCGGGTCTGATGACTCAAGCCACCACCTATGACACCAAGCTGAACAAGGCCGGTGATACGGCCATTGATATCGTGCGTCGTGCCATCTATCAGGTGCGCAAGCAGTCCAAGCTGTCGGCCGATGGCGTGACCATGACTGAGCTGGACTGGATGAACATCGAACTGCAGAAGGACGGGGAGAACCGCTATCTGTTTGCCAACCTGCAGGGGCTGGTGACGCCGATTCTGTGGGGGCGTCCAGTGATCACCTCGGACAGCATGGATGAAGGCGAGGGCGATACCGGTGGTGAGTTCCTTGTGGCGAACTTTGCACGTTCTACGGTGCTGTTCGACCGTATGTCGTTCCTGTTCAAGATGGGCCTGATCAATGATCAGTTCATCAAGAACGAGCGGGCTTTGCTGGTTGAGGAGCGCCTGGGCTTGGGTGTTCGTCGCCGTGAGGCGCTGGTGAAAGGTCATTTCCCCTCTGCTTGAGTCCACCCGTAACTGTTAAGGCCGGCCATTGAGCCGGCCTTTTTGCATTTGGAGAACGTATGAATATCAAAGCGACGTGGGGTTTTGTCGGTGACGCTGCAAAGCTCGGTACCGAGTCGGCAAAGGTAAAAGCGGGGCAGGTGTTTGAAGGTGTCGATGACGAATATGCCCATATTCTGATCGGCAAGGGTTTGGCCGAGGAGGTGACTGAGGTGATCAAGCCGAAGGAAACCAAACCTGCCTCCGGCAAAGAGACCAAGTAATGGTCATCGACTGGGATGCCCGGCCTGGTTTGCTCGAAAAGATAAAGCTGCAGGCGCGGGTTGAGACAGACGAGGAAGACGAGCTGATCAAGGATTACGTGGCAGCAGCGCTGTTTCACGTTGAGCAGCACTGTGACTGCAAGCTGGTGGACAGCGAGACGGCAAGCCCTACAGAAATGCAGCTAACGCCTGACATCTGGCAGGCCGTGTATCTGCTGGTCGGGCACTGGTACGCAAACCGTGAGGCAGTGGCGCTGGGCACCATCGCTACGGCTGTACCGCTGGGGGTTGAACGGTTGCTCTGGTACAGGAAGCGTTTTTGATGAGAGCCGGTCCCCTTCGACACCGTGTTGCCTTGCACGCGCAGCAGCGTGTGCCTGACGGCGCAGGTGGTTACAGCGAGCAGTGGGTGGAGCTGCGCAAGGTCTGGGTAGAGATCACAACCCCGACCGGTCGCGTGGCGACGGTCGCTTACCAGATTCAGGCAGTTGTCAGTGCAGAAATCCGTGCGCGCCCGGCTAATGATTTGCAGGCCGGGCGGCGTCTTGTTTATGCCCGTAAGGGGGTCACAGCCACCTATTTGATTGAGGCAGCGTTGCCAGACAACGCACACAGCATGCTTCGGCTGCTGTGCTCAAGCGTTACCCCAAAGCCCAAGGGCCAGTGATATGGCCAGACGTTCGAGAGTCCGCGGTGACTTCAAGTTGCGCGGCGTATTGCGTCGTCTGGCGAATATTGAACAGAGCGATTTGCCACCAGCGATGGCGAAAGCTGCTGACTTGGTGCTGGCCGCTCAGCAACAACTGATCCCCAAGGATACGGGCGCTGCGGCTGCGGCTTTGCAGGTGCGTATCAGTAAAAACGGACTGGATGCCCGGATTGGCATTGTCGGTAAGGCAGACAACCGCCGTTTCTTCTATCTGCGGTTTGTTGAGTACGGGACCAAGGGCTACACGGCAAAGCTAAAGCAAGGCCAGTCGGAAAAGACCAACAAGTCTGACGGGGAGGCCTTCTTTGGTTATTCGCCAACAATCCCGGCGATGCCTGCACACCCATGGCTGCGCCCGAGCATTCAACTGACTCGCGACGATATCCGGCTGATTATCAGTGAAGCCGTGCGCAGCACGCTGGCACGGGCTGCCAAGGGGGCTAGCTATGACTGATCCAGGCGTCGCGTTGCAGAAGGCGCTTTATCAGCGGCTGTCCGCTGAGCTGTCTGTCCCGGTCTATGACGCCGTGCCGATGGATACACCGTATCCCTACGTCACGATTGATCGGGAAGTGAATACCAATACCAGCCCGATCTCCGGGCGGCGGCGTAAGCAGCGACTGATCTATCTCAGCGTGTGGAGCGACTACCAAGGCCAGGCCGAGGTTAAACGCCTGCTCGGGGAGATTGAGAGCGCTCTTGATGAGCGGCGTTTGCCGCTTGAGCACGGGCGGGCGGTTTCGGTGCGGGTGATTGCATCCGATGTTAACCGTGAGCCCGATGGCCGTACCTATATGGGCTCCGCCACTGTGCGCGTTATCACGACGGCTTAGCCCAACCAACCATCAAGCCAGTGGAGGAAACCATGGCAGAAGACAACCTCAATACAGCCGCCGGTTGCCGTTTGGCAATCGGCACCAAAACGCCTGCGGTGTCTCAGGCCGAGTATGAAGCCGACAACTACACCGATGTGGGCGAGATCGAGGACTTGGGCGAGTTTGGCGACACGTTCTCAAGCGTGAACTTCACGTCACTGGCAGATGGCCGAGTGCGTAAGTACAAGGGCACCGCCGATGCGGGGGACATGACGCTGACTGTTGGTTTGGACAACGGCGATGCCGGGCAGCAGAAGGTGAAACAGGCCCACGCTGACCGCAGCAAAGGCAACTACAACATCCGCGTTACGCTCAATGATGGAGATCCAGCCGCCGTTCCGCCCGTAGTGCCGACTACCTTCTACTTTGCGGTGAAGGTGATGAACAACACGGTGGCATCTGGCAGCGCTGATAACGTCGTGCGCCGCAATATCACCCTGGGGATCAACACTGACATTCTTGAAATTGCTGCCGGGCCTGAGGCCAAAGGTGTGATCAATGAGTGATGTGCTCCACGGTACGGTCACCGTGGTGATCGGTGCCCGCGTATACACCTTGCAACCAACACTTGAGGCTGCTCTGCGAATCGAAACCCGCTTCGGCGGTTTGCGTGGGGCGCTTGAGTCGCTGCGCCTGCTGAGCATTGGTGCGTGTGCAGACATTGTTGTGGCCGGTGCCGGGCTGAGACCGGATGAACACACCGATGTTGCTGCCGCGATTTTCAAGACCGGTGTCAGCAAGGTCAGTACGGAGCTGACGCCATTTATTGTGGCGCTGCTTAATCCGGTACCGCCGAGCGTTGCCGACCGGGGAAAGCCCGAGGCGGTCAACACAGCGCAGTGAAAAACGGCAGCTACGTCGATTATTTGTACGGCGTAGCGACCGGCTGGCTTGGCTGGCCGCCTGATGTAGCCTGGCGCACGCCTATTCCTCAAATTCTATTGGCGCTTGATGCCCGTCTGGATTGGATGAGTCCGGGGGAGGCCAAGAAGCCGCAAGGCTCCCATAAGCCCGGAAGCGTTGCAGACAAACTTAAAGCCGCCTTGAGAGGGCGGGGGAAGTAACCCAATACAGCCACCTGAACGGTGGTTTTTTTTGCCCGGAGGAAAGCATGGCTGATCAGGAAGTGCAGGGGCTGCTGATTCAGCTTGAGGCCACCACAGCACAGTTGCGCCGTGAGATGGCCAGCGCTGATCAGTTGGTCAACCGCACTACGGCTTCCATCGACCGTAACCTTGCGACGGTTGATTCCGCGTTTGATCGCACTGGTCGTGCGGCGCAGCAGGCTGGCACGCTGATTCGCGGTGCCTTTGCGGCTGTCGCCGGTGCGGGGCTGATCGGTGGGGTTATTCGTCAGGCTGACGCGTACGGACAAATGGCTGACCGGATGCGGGCGGCTACGGACGGCAGCGCTGAGTATGGCGATGTGCAGCAGCACCTGCTGCGTACTGCGCAGGAAACCTATCGTCCGCTGGCTGAGGCTCAAGAGCTTTATATCCGTACTGCCAGTGTGATGCGAGATCTGGGGTTTGAGACTCAGCAAACCCTGGATATCACCGACTCTTTCAGCTTTCTGTTGGTGACCAACGCTGCCACGGCTGATAAAGGCGCGGCGGCACTGGATGCCTACAGTAAGTCACTCAATACCAACAAGGTGGAGGCTGACAGCTGGGTTTCGATCCAAACGGCAATGCCTACCATCGTGGATGCCATTGCAGCGGCTACCGGCAAAAGTGCTGAGGCAATCCGCAAGCTCGGTGTGCAGGGCAAACTATCCATTGATGACATCAACACCGGCCTGCTGCAGACGGTTGAGGCAAACCGCAAAGCGGCTGCTGATATGTCCGTCAGCGTGCAGGATGCCTTGGTCAACATTCAGAACGCCATCGGTGTGTTCGTCGGTAAAACCGAGGAGCAGACCGGGGTACTCGCGAGCCTGGCCGATGCCTTGGGTGTGGTGGCGGATAACGTCGATATCGTAGCCGGTCTGGTTGCTGGCGTAGCTGTCGGTGCCATCACGCTTTATACGGCCAAGACTGTGCTGGCCACTGTTGCCACGCTGCGTAGCATTAAGGTTGCTGTGGCTGATCGTGCTGCGCGTATTGCGCAGGCCGATGCGGTCTTACAGGCGGCAATTGCCGATCAGCGTAAAGCCCAGACGGCCACCATTCTCGCCACCCGTGAGGCAGCGGCGGCGAGGGGCACGGCGGTTCAGACGCAAATGTCCATCCAACTGGCGCAGGCGCGTCAGCGGGAGGCGGTGGCTACAGCAGCGGTTACAGCCGCACAGTCAGGATTGCGGGCGGCATCTGCCGGGGTGCTGAGCGTGCTTGGCGGGCCAGTGGGGTTGGCCATGCTGGCCGGTACCGCTGCTGCCAGCTTTCTGCTGCTGCGGGACTACGCAGATGAAGCAGGGATCAGCCTTGATGATCTGCATAAGCCGGTGCAGCAGCTGCGGGAGGAGTTCCAGAAGCTCAACCGTGACCAGCGCGAGGCATCGCTGGTTAAGTGGCAGCAGGAGCAGATAGGCGCCACTGACGCTGTTAAAGAGGCCTACGGGCAGCTTGCACAGGCTATCCGCAGCAGCGTTGTCACAGCTCCCGTGCGGGACAGCTCGGGTCAGTACAACCAGCAGCTGCAGGCCTACCAGAGCCTGGTCGCACAGTTAAATGCGGCGCGAGAGTCAGGCGAGGATCTGGCGCCTATTCTGCGAGCGGTTGGCGAGCAGATGCGTCTACCTGCGGCCACCGTGGACGGCTGGATCAGACAGGCGGGGGCGGTCAGTGATGCCGACCAGCGCTCGGCGATGATCGCCGAAACGCTGCGTGTGCTGACTGGGGCGCTCGACGAGAACACCAGCTCCACACAGGCAAATAATGCCGCCAAGGCGGGCATGAGCAATGCGGGGCAGAGCTATCTGGATACCCTGCACAAGCAGCTGGCTGGACTGCAGGACAACGGCAATGCAATCAGGATTGCCAATCGCTATATCAGCGAGCATACGGACCTTACCGAGACTGATCGGGTGGCCATTCTCTCCGCAGCCAGTGCTGTGGAGTCACAGAAGAAGGCCAATCAGACAGCAACCCAAGCTGGTAAAGAGCGCACCAAGTCTCTGCAGGATGAGGTGAAGGCGTTGGACGCCATCATCGACCGAGCGCTGCCGGAGCGTAAGCGCCTGGCTGATTTGACTGAGGGCGTTGCCGGGCTACGTGAGGCTCACAAGCTGGGTAGGCTCAGTGCCGAGCAAATGGAGCTCGGCATCCGAAACCTGAATGAGGCCTATGCAGACGGCAGCCTTCAACAGCAGATCAGGGATGAGCAGAAGCTGGCTGAGGCTCGGCGCAACAGCGCGGAGGCATATAACTCAGCTATGGAGCTGGTATTGCAGGCCCGGCAGGACGCTATCAGCAGTGATGTGGCAGGCATCGGGCTCGGCGACGATGAGCGCGAGCAAATGCAGCGCATGGACTCCGTTCGCAAGAAGTACGCGGATCTGCGCCGGGAGCTTGAGCAGCAACAGGAAGATGCTTCACGCAGGCTCAGCCCTGTTGCTTATGAGCAACGCCTGGCTGATCTGGCGGACTTCCAAGCGCGTGAGTTGCAAATGGAGGTTGATGGTTACAGTGCCCGACTTGCTGCTCAGGGCGACTTTCGGAATGGAGCACGGCGGGCTTGGCAGAACATTCAAGCTGATGCTGCGGATGTAGCCGGTGCCACTGAGGAAGTGCTGACCGGGGGCTTTAACTCCGCCCGTGATGCGCTTGTGGACTTCGTTACAACCGGCAAGGCCTCATTCAAGGACTTTGCCAGCAGCATCATTTCAGACATGGCTCGTATCGCCAGCCAACAGGCCGCCAGCTCATTGCTGAGTGGTGTGATGGGCGCTGGTATGTCTATGGTCGGTGGCTGGTTTGGTGGTGGGGCAAGCGCAGGCGCAAGTGCTGCTGATTACAACGGTTCTGCCTTTGCGAATTGGTCGGCCGCGCAGGCTAATGGTGGTGGCTGGAGCAACGGGGTGCAGTTCTTTGCCCGTGGCGGCGCGTTCACAAACTCCATTGTTTCCCAGCCTACAGCTTTCGGCATGGCTGGCGGTAAGCGGGGAATCATGGGCGAAGCTGGGCCTGAGGCAATCCTGCCGCTTGCGCGTGGCGCGGATGGTTCGTTGGGGGTGCGTGCTGTGGGCGGCGGCGGTGGTTCGGGTACCGCGATTTACATCGAGGCACCTGTGAGCATTTTCACGGAAGACCGTAACGGTGAAGGAATGGAGCTGGATCAGCAGGCGCTGGCAACCAATCTGCAAGGCCAAATGAAAGGCATGGCTGAAAGGGCTATTGCCGACTCATGGCGGCCTGGTGGCACCAGTTGGCGGCATGCCAACGGGAGAAGTTGATGGCCATCGAAACATTCACCTGGGCAGCCGATGACGAGGCGCAGTTAGACGGCGCTTTCAAAGTGCGGTCTGCTCAGTTTGGGGATGGGTATCAGCAGGTGGTTGGGGATGGCCTCAATAACGAGAGCCGTCCGTGGGCGCTAACGTTTGGTGGCAGTAAGGATGAGATCGCTCCCATTCTGGCGTTTGTGCGCCGACATGGAGGTTTCCGATCGTTTCTCTGGAGTACCCCGGAGGGTGTGCTGGGCATGTATCGGTGTCCAACTTATCGGCTTCAGGCTAAGCCCAACGGGCTACAGGTGCTGTCGCTCAATTTCACGCAGGCGTTTAAACCATGACTCTGATTCGTGACTTGCAAACACTGGAGCCGGGCGCGGAGGTCGTGCTGTTGGAGTTGGATGGCTCTGATTTTGGTGCAGATGTTTTACGCTTCCACGGGCATGCGATTCCGCATACCCCGGAGGAGATCATTGCTGCGGGTGCTCATGCGAACCAGTTGCCCGCCAAGCCGATCTGGTGGCGGGGGCAGGAGTATGCCGCGTGGCCGGTACAGGTCACCGGTATTGAAGCCAACAGCGATGGCCAAGCCGTTCGCCCGAGCTTCTCGGTGGGCAACGTCAATGGCCGAATTACTGCACTGTGCCTAGCTTTTGAGGATCTGCTGCAGTTCCGGCTGACCATCCGTACCACGCTGGCTCAGTACCTTGATGTAGCCAACTTCCCAACCGGCAACCCTACAGCTGATCCCAATCAGGAAATAGTTGATGTCTGGTACGTCGACCAGAAAACCCATGAGGACGGTGAGACCGTCGTGTGGGACTTGGCTTCGCCTGCTGATGTAGGGGATCAAAAGGTGGGGCGGCAAATGACGACGCTGTGCCACTGGGCTATGACCGGTGGCTATCGTGGTCCTGACTGTGGGTATACCGGGCCATATGTCGATATAGACGGCCAACCCACAGATAACCCGGCCAAAGACGAGTGTGACGGCTGCCTGGGTACCGGCTGCATCCCGCGTTTCGGCGAGGGCAACCAATTGCCCTTTGGCGGCTTTCCTGCCGTATCGATTATCAGCAGGAGCTGATCATGCTTAAACACATTCTGGCCGCCGTGCGTGAGCATGCAGCGGCTGAATACCCGCGTGAGTGCTGCGGGCTAATCGTCAAGGTCGGGCGGGCACAGCGATATCTGCCGTGTGCCAATACAGCGGTAGACCCGAGCGAAGAATTCAGGATCTCTCCAGAAGACTATGCGGCGGCTGAGGACATGGGAGAAGTCATCGCCGTGGTACACAGCCATCCGGACGCCACAAGCCGTCCCAGTGCCGCCGACGAAGCCATGTGCAACGCCGGGCAATTGCCCTGGTACATCCTCAGTTGGCCCGAGGGCGACCTGCGCAGGCTTGATCCGGTTGAGCAGGTGCCGCTATTGGGACGGACTTTTGTACACGGCGTACAGGACTGTTGGCAGGTGTGCGCAGACTGGTACCGACGCGAGTGGGGCATTGAGTTCCCCAAGTACGAGCGTGCTGATGGCTGGTGGGAGAACTCAGAAGGGCCAAGCCTTTATGAGCAACATTTTGCTGATGCTGGGTTTGTACCGGTGAGCCAGCCGCAACGGGGGGACATGATCGTGATGGCCGTGGGGCGCACGGCGCACCCGAACCATGCGGGTATCTATCTTGGATCAGATCCGACCCTGCCCGGTGAAGAGTCTGGTGTGTACGGGCAGGGGCCGTTTTTGTTGCATCACCTTTATGGGCGGCCGTCAGAGGTTCTTGTGTACGGCGGGCCATGGGGGGAACGGAAACGGTTGATTCTCAGGTATATAAAACCTTAATCCAACTCTCCAAGGGAGTAGATAGTGAATCCCGTGCGAGTTAGATGAGTGACCTGAACCGATCCACCAATATATACCCGGTCAAACTTCTTCGCGTCTTCCTGGCGAGCTTGAGCCCGCATTATGTCTGGAGCTGATGAAGGAAATGATGGCCAGTCAATTCCTGAATGATCCTGCAGGTCAGGTTTTACACCAAGGCCACAACTGAGTTGCTCGGATTTAAAGCTGGACACAGAGCGGTAAGCGTACCCATGGATTACTCCAGAATCGTTGGAAAACCCGAAGTGATAGATCGTTGCTGTTTGGTTGTTGAGGGCGGGGGAATGGTTATTCAATTCGCGCCAGAGGGCCTTCAAAGCCTCGGGAGCATGAGCGTCGATCGTATCTACATCGAAGGCAGTGCCCTCGTTATTCACAAGGCCGATCCAGCGGTTAAACAAGAGCGCCGATCCTGTTGCTGCGATGATCATGCGAAGATGCGGGAGAGTGACGGCCTTGCTGGTAAAGCCTGGGGCTCCGCCCTCGGGGTAATGTAAAAGCGTGTCAGTAGCTACAATCGCTTCGTTTTCATTCGTGTAGAACAAGAGCGATGACATAAAGGTCGTTCGGCCATTTTAGTAAATGGCGGAGACTACTATCGCAGTCTAATTGATAGTTACTGGCATTCCATCCATGCTGGATATTTGGCCAAGTTACGAAAGGATTGTATTGATGTGAAATGCCCGTGCTAATGTCTTACCTTTGGCGTGGGGGGCCAAACATGAGCGTCTGCATAGAAATCCGTCGAGCTACGAATCTAGATATAGCTAACCTCAAAGAAATGGTTCTAGATGAACAAGACTATAGCTTTGGCTCTATTACTGCAGGCTCAGAGTTTGTTGGTGCAATAGTGTTTGTTATCCAGTTCGGAAGTGAAATTGCTGGGTTCGTAACATTCCGTTCCGCTTCTAGCGAAATTTTTCCGATCTTTGTCTTCTCGCGGTATCGCCGTAAGGGTATTGCTTTCGAAGCGATGAACCAGCTTATTGCGTTGCTTAAAGAAAATGGTAGGGAAGAATTAATTATAGAGGTCAGAGAAGGGGCAGAGGCTTTTTGGATGCGAGTGTTCGCCGACTACCCTGTCAAATGCATTGCTGAATCTAAGTTCAGTCTTGATATTTCGAAGCGCTAGCATAACAAGCCGCCCCAGCGCAGAATTGTTATGTCGTTTCGTTGAGGTAAAGTCTTCCCATATCTTAACTGGAGAACGGCATGAAATTACTCATGGGGGGGCTGGTCTTGGCGGCCATCGCAGGCTGTACTACTGCATCTGATTTGCTCAGAGGCGCACCGGAAATCACGGCCACCACCAAGAAATCCCCAAAAGAATATGCACTGTGCGTATTCCCTGCATGGCAGGACTATCGCTCTAGCGCCAATCTGAGCGAAACCATCGACGGTTATCGAATAGTCGTTGGAACCGAGGCGAACGGCCAAACAGATGATGTGCTGGATATAAAGAGTGACGGCAGCGGCAGCAAGGTGATGCTTTATCAGCGCGCCGCCTGGGCGCAGCTGGGGCGTGGCGAGCTAAGGAACTCTTTAAATAGATGCCTCTAAAACGAGTAACCAAGAACCGCCTTTGAGGCGGTTTTTTTATGCCTGGAGAAAAGCAGTGACTGCGACCGAATATCAACCAATGACAACGGTTCGTCTTTACGGGCAGCTACGGCAATTTGGCCACTCGTTCAGGTTCTCTGTTAGCTCGCCTGCTGAAGCGATTAAGGCTCTTTGTGTGCAGATTCCAGGCTTTGAGCGCTTTCTTGCAAACGCTCACTTGCGAGGCATGGAGTTCGCTGTGTTCCGTGGCAAGCGGAACATTGGTCAGGATGAGCTTGGCTTTGGTGGTACCGAAGATATCCGTATCGCCCCAGTGATGCGTGGCCGTAAGCGGGGCGGGATTCTGCAAACAATTATTGGGGTAGTGATGATCGTGGCTGGCTCTTATTTCAGCCAGCCATGGCTTGTGCAGGGTGGTGTGGCGTTGGCTGCTGGTGGTGTCATCCAGATGCTCAGTCCCCAGCCTGCCGGACTAAAACAGTCAGCTGCCCCGGAGAATATGCCCAGCTACGCCTTTGGTGGTGCCAAGAATACAACGGCAGCGGGTAACCCGGTGCCGATCTGTTACGGCAAGCGCCGCTGGGGTGGGGCCATTATCAGTGCATCCATTTACGCCGAAGACAGAGCTTAACCAACAAGCCAAACCGAAACCGCCTGAGGCGGTTTTTTTTCGTCCGGAGAAAAGTATGAGCGCAGCAATTGCAGCCCGCTTACGGGGGCGGAAAGGTGGCAGCAGCAAACCAAAGCAGCCCAAGGAAACGCCCGACAATTTGCGCAGTACCGCAACCGCCAAGATCCTGATTGCTGTGGGTGAGGGGGAATTTGATGAGATTCCGACCGGGCAGGATATCTATCTGGACAACACGCCAATTGCCAATAGCAATGGTGGGATCAACTTCCCCGGTGTCACATGGGAGTGGCGGCCAGGCTCTGTTGAGCAGGATTACATTCCTGGCATTCCGGCTGTTGAGAACGAAACCACGCTCAACGTCGAGTTGCGCAATGATGTGCCTTGGGTGCGCACACTGAGTAACACGCAGCTGTCAGCGGTGCGCATTCGCTTTGCCTGGCCTGCATTGCAGAAGCAAGAGAGCAGCGGCGATGTGGTTGGCTACCGGATTGAGTACCGGGTTGAGGTCTCTACCGACGGTGGTGCCTTTGTCGAGGCTCTGCGTGAAGCCGTTGATGGTAAGACGACAACGCGCTATGAGCGCTCCCGTCGTATTGACCTGCCCAAGGCATCAAGCGGCTGGACTTTGCGGGTGGTGCGCATCACGCCAAATCAGAACACGAACCGCATTGCTGACAACATGGTCATCGCGGGCTTCACAGAAGTGGTGGATGCCAAGTTGCGATATCCGAACACGGCACTGCTATACGTCGAGTTCAGCGCGGAGCAACTCCCGAATATTCCGGCCGTGACTGTTGAATGTCGCGCCCGGCGGGTATCAGTACCCAGCAACTACGACCCAGCAAGTCGCTTTTATTCAGGCATCTGGGATGGAACATTTAAGTCAGCATGGACGGATAACCCGGTATGGCACACGTTTGATGTGGTGACCAATGACCGCTTTGGTGTGGGGCGACGTATCAAACCCTGGATGGTTGATCGTTGGGAGATGTACCGGATTGCTCAGTATTGCGACCAACTGGTACCGGATGGCAAGGGCGGGCAGGAGCCGCGTTTTACCTGCAATCTCAACCTGCAAAGCCGTGCTGAAGCATGGAAGCTGCTACACGATCTGTCGGCGATTTACCGGGGGATGACTTACTGGGCGCAAGGGCAACTGAAGGTTCAAGCGGACATTCCGCGAGCCACAGACTTCGACTTTGCCTTCACCCGCGCAAACGTGATTGATGGAAGGTTCACCTATTCATCCAGTAGCGAGCGTAACCGTTACAGCCGCGCTCTGGTGAGCTATGACAACCCGCTCAACAACTATGAGACAGATGTGGCAGTCGCCACGGATAAGCGCCTGCAACTGCGCTACGGAGACAATCCTGTAGAGATAGGGCCGGTGGGCTGTACCCGTGAAAGCCAGGCTCAGCGCCACGGTAAGTGGGCTGTTTTGACCAACAGTCAGGACCGGGTTGTGACCTTCCGTGTTGGGCTTGACGGACGTATTCCGTTACCGGGCTATGTGGTGCCGGTAGCTGACTCTCTGCTGGCAGGGCGAGAGGTGGGCGGGCGTGTCAGCGCCGTAGCTGGGCGAACCATCACACTTGACCGGGACACCATGGCCAAAGCCGGTGATCGTTTGATCTTGAACCTGCCCAGTGGCAAGTGCGAAGGCCGCACGGTTGTCAGTGTGAATGCCCGGACCATAGTGGTGAGCACGTCATACAGTGAGCCGCCAGCCCCGGAGCTGGTATGGGCTTTGGACGCTGACGAGTTGGCCATCCCTCTTTATCGGGTGATGAAAACCACTCAGCCAGAGCCGGGTATTTTCGAGATCACGGCTTTGCAGTACGAGCCGACTAAGTTTGCCGCAGTTGATACAGGAGCAAAGCTTGAGACCCGACCGATCAGTGTGATCCCAACGGGGGCCGTCGAGCCACCGGAGCATGTTGGGCTTTCGACGTTTAACAGCGTTGACCAAGGTATCGCGGTTTCGACCATGACGATCTTTTGGTCTGCTGTTTCGGGAGCGGTGGCTTATGAGGTCGAGTGGAAGCGTAACGACGGGAACTGGGTACGTTTGCCGCGTACCGGGGCTCCAAGTGTTGATGTGCGAGGAATCTACGCCGGTCAGTATCTGGCGCGTGTTCGTTCGATCAGTGCTTTTGAGATTACATCGAGTTGGCGAACATCATTGCTCACTGAGCTACAAGGTAAGACAACTCCGCCGCCAGCGCCTGCATTCCTGGCTGCTTCACCGCTTGTGTTCGGCATTGGATTGAAGTGGGGCTTTCCTGCTGAGGGTGCTGCAGATACAGCCTTTACTGAGATCCAATATGGACCGGCTCAAGATGAGCAAGCTGCTATGTCGCTTGGGTTGTTTGCTTATCCAACCACGACGCACACAATGACCGGCCTTGCCGCGGGTGTGCGCTTCTTCTTCCGCGCTCGTCTCATTGACCGCACGGGGAATGTCGGGCCCTGGTTCGGTTGGATCATGGGGCAGTCCAGCGATGACGCTGATGTCATTCTTGATTACCTGGTCGGAAAGATCACGGAATCCCAGCTTGGTCAGGATCTTATTGATCAGATTGGGCAGATTGATGATCTGTCTGAGCAAGTGCAGGTTATGGAGGCGCAGCTTGCTGAAGTGGTCGGTGCTGTTGAGTGGAGCGCAACTGATACCTATCTTGAGGGATCAATCGTCAAGGATGGCGGGGCGCTTTATCGGGCCGTTATGGATGTTCCTGCTAACACGTCTACCAGTAACACTACCTACTGGGAAAAGATCGGTGACTATGCGTCGCTGGGCGAAGCGGTTGCCGCACTTGCTGCGCGTATGTCGTCTGCTGAAACAATGCTTGATGACGTTACGGGCGAGCTGGTCGCCCAGGCTAACGAGCTGTCGGCGCTGCAAACCGAGATTGACGGAAAGGCCAGTTCATCCGCTGTTAGCAGTCTAACAACCCGCGTTACTGAGACAGAAAACGAGGTTTCAGCCCTTGTTACTTCGACTCAGAAGCTTTCGGCAACTGTTATGCCTGATGGTGCGGGCGATACGGACTGGGGGGCGGGTGATCTCGTTGTTCACGCAGGCTCAATCACTATTCAGTCAATCTCGGCTGATAGTGATCTTGCTCAAGCAAAGCGTTCTGATTTGCTAGAAGCGCAGGTGGGAAACAACGCTGCAGAGATTGCCCGCGTCGATCTTGCGAGAGCTGAAGGTGATGCAGCGCTTGCATCATCAGTTCAGACGCTGACTGCGTCCGTTGATAGCGCCTCAGCATCCGTACAGCAGGTGTCGCAGGCGCAGGCAAGCCTTGAGAATGGCCTGTCAGCAATGTGGTCCGTCAAGCTCCAGATTGGTTCTGGAGGGCAATATGAGTTTGCCGGTATCGGACTTGGTATTGAGAACGTCGGTGGCGTCCTGCAATCGCAGTTCCTCGTTCGTGCAAATCGTTTTGCGATTCTGAACGACACGGGTAGCGGCCTAGTCTCTCCGTTTGTTGTTCAGGGTGGGCAGACGATTATCAGTAACGCCGTCATCGGTGATGCATCAATCAACTTTGCAAAGATATCTGACACCATCCAGTCAACTAACTACGTTGCTGGCGTAAGTGGTTGGCGTCTACAGAAGAATGGAAACTTTGAAATTAATGGCTCGGTACCTGGGCAGGGGAGAATACTGCTTAATAACAATGGGCTTAAAGTGTATGACAACGCCGGAACTGTACGAGTAAAAGTAGGGAACTTGCTAGCATGAGTTTCGGTATAGAGGTTTTTGATGAAAATGGCGTAAAGACCCTCGGTATGCAGGACTTTACTTACACAAAAATATTTGAAACTACTATCCCTGCACCTGGGAACAATACATCTGTCTATAACGTAACGGTTCCGGGGTTCTCTGACTCGAATTGCGTTGTTGTCTTTACGCCGCTGGTTTACGACCAGAATGGTCAGCCGGGATATAGGGACAATAATGGATATGTCCCTGTCTACAAAAGCATGGGAGGCGAAGTGGTCGGTGTAGTGCGGAGAGCGCTTGCACGATATTACGACGCATCTAACCAGCGCTGGGTTGATTATCACACAGAAACTTATGCCTCATTGATGGAAGTGTACAGGGTGTTTGGAGGTTAAATGTTTGGCTTTCAAGCTTTAAATGACAATTCATCAGTTACGATCTCTGATCAGTATCCAGTACTTGTATATTCACAGCGCGGGCAAATTGTTGTCCAAAATACTAGCGTTGTAGATCGTGAGGCAGTCGGGGTTGCAATGTTTGCAACCCCGATTCAGCAAACAGCTCCGCCAAGGCTTTTCCTCAGGTTTAACTCCGGCAGGCATGATAGCTGCGTGATTTACCTGGACATGATTGGCTCGGCGGGAAACTGGACTGGATTCAGAGTTAGATCAGGGGCCATCGGTGGTAATACTTTGCCAAGGCATGTTTTTGACTACGTGGCTTGCAGGTATTCAACACCGACAGCGCCAACCGGATACGGTATCGCTGTCTACAATGCAAGCGGAGTTCCTGTATATAAAAGCAGCGACAGGGTTGTGAAGTACACTAAGTTCACAAAAGCTTGGTATAGGAATGGTAATGGAGGGATGTTTCTAAATCTTTATCCATCAGGAATAACTATTGAAGATGATGATTATATAGACACATCACCATTCAATAGAGGTAATGCGCATATGAGAATAGACGACCTTCAGTTTACTTCGATGAGGATGCTTTCTGGTGGTCAGAGAACTCTGGCGCTTGTATCGCAATGCAGTATTTCTATATCGGCACTCGGCGGGCCTCAAGAGGTCGGCAGCACATATTTCTGTCTTCCAATTTGTAAGTTCCCTATTTCTCAATATCCATAACTGATTCTAGTTGATTTGGGGTGGCTATTAATATGGCTATCGGGTGTATTTATGGTTATGCAAATTATTGATACAACTACCGATAATGGAACTTATCGGGGTGATCCTGCGAAAACTGCATTTGAGAAATGCAACGCTAATTTTTCTGAGACTACGATAAAGTTAGATGCTGTCGACGACAGTATTGAGGATATATACAGAAAACTTCCTAAAATTCCTGACTGGGCTGCTTATGATGGCGCAGCTAATGCAATAGTTCTGGCATCAGACATACCACGTGCCGCATACAGAACCGGCGACCGTATTCGCTTTCGTGCGACCGTCACTAATACCGGCGCGACAACAGTAAATGTGGATGGGCTAGGTGTTAAGTCAGTCGTGACAATTACCGGTGCTGTTTTTCCGCCTGGGTACATCCGCACAGATGTTGAAACGGAAATGACGTATGACGGTGTGAAGTGGATTGCTGATCGGGCGACTGAGCGAGTAAGCAACGCCAGTGGTTGGTATATCAGGTATGCCAGCGGTAAGTGTGAGTGTGGTAATTCAGAAATTATTAATCGAACTGTGTCAGCAGCAGTTTATGGGCCAATTGGTTGTTCTCTTCCTATTGCAATGGCTAATCAGTCCTACTTAATTCAAGTAGAGAATAGTTACTTTGGAACTTCTCCCAACGCATATTTTTTTGATTACGGAATTTACACATCAAAGTCAGCTACAGGTTTTAACATTGCTTTTTACGGTAGAACGCCGGGGCTGCCAACTGTTCCTCCGAGCATAGGTAATCTCTACTTTACCTGGCGAGCAGAAGGGTTCTGGTACTAATGAAAATCTATCTATCCCCGATTTCAATGCTCGCGACTCTTGACGCCTCTGTTTCTGGCGACACAATCACGGTCAACGGAATCACACATTCGTTGCTTGGCCTTGTTGAGCTTGTCGAAAATGAGCTGTTGCTGCCGGACTTCATCGTTGCCGCAACTGATGACAGCGTCACGCTGTTGCTGCCGTATTGGGGGGAGGCATCTGAAGCTGTGCGGTTCCCTGTGCCGATCATCGACCCGCCTGACGGCCCGCTAGCTCTACCGTCCTGATAGCCTGGCCGTCCTGCTGCGGCTTTAAACTGGAAAATCATCAGCACCCGCAGCTATGCGTTCGGCAATCAGCCGCAGCTCTGAGAACGCCGCCCGCCGCTCTTCAGCTGTCATGGCTTCTTCGTTGAATGCTTCGGCAGCCGCTTCAAAGTCAAGTATTTGTGCTACAGCAAACTGCCGAGCCACGCGACTGGCTAATCCCAGTCGTATCAGTTTCTTGCTCATAAGCTCCCTCAAAAATTCTAGGGATTGAAACCCGCTTCTCAGCTCAATTCAACCAGGCCGCCCTATGGGCGGTTTTTTATTGCCCGGAGAAAACATGACGACAAAGATTCCACGCGGAATACGCAACAACAACCCTGGCAACATCGACTACAACCCGGTTAATGACTGGCGCGGCCAGTTGGCTCATGTGCCAACAATCGAGCCACGTTTTTGCCGTTTCGACTCGCCACAGAATGGCATCCGGGCTCTGGGCAAGCTGCTGCTTAATTACCAGCGTAAGCATGGGCTCAAGACGGTCCGGCAGATCGTAAACCGCTGGGCTCCACCGAAAGAGAACGATACTGGCGCTTACGTGTCTCAGGTCGCTAAGGCGCTAGGCATTGACCCAGACGCGCCGATCGATCTAAGCAAGAAGCACCTGTCTCCGCTGGTTGTGTCGATCATCAAGCATGAGAACGGCCAGCAGCCGTATAGCGCCGAAGTGATCGGGGAAGGAGTGCGGAGGGCACTGGCATGAAAACTACCTGGCTATTGGTTGTTACCAGTCTGTTGTTAGGGGGGATCCTTGGCTGGGTTACAAACGGCTGGCGATTGTCAGCTGAGCTATCAGGTATTGAGCAGGCTTATAGCCAAAAGCTTCAAGAAATGGCGACCGCCAGTGAAAAGCAACTTCTCTATCAGCAGGAAAAAAGACTGCAGCTTGAACAAGAACTGGCCCTTCTGGATACACGCAGCCACAAGGAATTGACCAATGCGATTGAAGAAAACGACAGGTTACAGCGCCTGTATTCTGATGCTGATAATGAACGTCGCAGGTTGCGAATCGATGTCAAAGTTGCCCGATCAGCTGCCATCGTGTCCGCCTCCGGCAGCACCTGCAGCGTGGGCGATGGAGCCTCATTCGAACTCAGTGAAAGAGCTGGACGCGCTGTTTGGAATATCAGGAGGGGAGTGATAAGTGATCAGAAAAAGCTGATTTACCTTCAAGACTATGTGAAGCAAATCAGAGGTGAAGGGTACTAGCCCAATTTTCTAATCAAAAGAGCGACCGGTAAGGGTGTTACAGCACGCAAACCGGTCGCTCAACCTGCAGCCATTCCTGCAAGCCAAGCCAAGGCTCTTACCTCGTGCACGAAGCCGGGGAAGCCTAACACCTGTTTATTTATACAGTAAAGGTCTTGCAAATGACTATGCCAATCGTTCCATGGCTCGGCGGTAAGCGCCGCCTAGCTGATCGTCTGCTCCCGTTGTTCCCTGCGCATGAGTGCTATGTTGAGGTGTTTGCAGGAGGGGCCGCGTTATTTTTTATGCGCCCTCAGGCCGCTCCTGTTGAAGTCATCAATGATCTCAACGGTGATCTAGTCTGCTTGTATCGGGTCGTTCAGAACCACCTTGAGGAGTTTGTGCGGCAGTTCAAGTGGGCGCTGTCGAGCCGTCAAATCTTCGAATGGCAAAAGATCACTCGTCCTGAAACCCTTACCGATATCCAGCGTGCTGCTCGGTTCTTCTACCTGCAGCAGCATGCCTTCGGCGGTAAGGTCAGCGGCCAGACATTCGGTACCGCGACCACTGGTCCAGCGGTGAATCTACTGCGAATTGAGGAAAACTTGTCAGCTGCGTGGCAACGGCTGGCGGGGGTCTATGTAGAGAACCTAGACTGGCTCAAGTGTGCTGAGCGCTACGACCGTCCGCATACGTTCTTCTATATGGATCCGCCGTATTGGCAAACCGCAGGCTATGGCGTGGACTTCCCTTATGACCAGTACCTGGCCATGGCAGACTTCATGCGGCGGTGCAAGGGCAAGGTGATGGTCAGCATTAACGATCATCCCGAGATCCGCGCTGCGTTCGAGGGGCACCACATCGAGCGAACCGATATCCGCTACAGCTGCACGAATCAGCGTGGGGGTCAGGCAGGTGTGACGGGTGAGCTGATCATTATGAACTGGGAGCCTGCCGCTTTGGGCGGCTTATTCGACTGCGCATAACGCAAAAAATAAGGCCCGGTGCCGTGGGAGTTCCCTGCGGCACCGGGCCTTTTTGCGTTCTAGCCAGGCCGATAGTCGTGGTGAACTTCAATTTCCCGGATTAGCACTATTATACTGTGTTTATATACAGTGATTGGTGTCAGCTATGTCATTCGACTACCTTGGACGAATCTCCCATGGAGGGGGGAGTTATCCGTTCTTTTCTTTCCGGGTGCCTGCTGGTTTCCCGAGCCCTGCACAGGATCACCTGGAGCGGGATATTTCACTGGATGAGCTGTTCAACCTGCGGGCTCCGCATACGTACATAGTGCGGGTGGCCGGAGACAGCATGGTGCAGGCGGGGATTTTCGACGGTGATCTGTTATTGGTGGATCGCTCAAAAGAGCCGCGAAGCGGGGATATCGTCATTGCAGCGCTGAACAGTGAGCCACTGGTTAAGCGCTTTTGCATTGAAGGGCAGATGACGGTGTTGCGTTCTGAGAATCCTAAGTACCCGCCACGCTACATTCTGGAAAACGATGAGCTGTCGATCTGGGGTGTGGTGCGCTTCAGTGTGAGAAGCCACGACC